CAGTTCCCACCGTCTGCTCAACTGGTAGAGCTGCGGCTCAACATCTTGGTTGATGAACCAGACCGCATTTTTTCGGGAGCGGATCCACATTCGCGACCACATGTTGAGTATGTTGTTGAGTGTCAATGTCGCTGCGGCCTGCCCGTTGTCCTTGGCGACAGTCACAAGGCACGGTGCGTTCAGGATGCCCATCGGCTTGCCAACGCCATCGCCTTCGATGATGCCGTCTTCCGTCATGAACATGATTTCCTCGGAGAACGCCTGGGTTGCGATCGTCTCGAGCGCTGCCTGATCCTGCAGCATCTCGTCCGAGACATACATTACGGACATTAGCTTCTTGAGATCCAACTCGATCAAACGGAACTTCGGCTTGGTCGCCGTCACCGAGTCGCCTTCGCCGACCCAGTACGACTGCACACCGCCCCAGCGGCTGCCGGTGGCGCGGCTCGACTCATCAACGGCCGGCAGTTTGATACCGTTCGCGCCGGATGAGATCGGAAGCTTGAAAACGCGGCTCAGGATCTCGCCCATGTCGTAGGCGCGAGTCCAGACAGCGGACGCGAAATCCGTTTGCACGAGGAAACCGCCCGCGGAGGCGTCGGTCTCGCCCGCGCCGATCGGTGCGCGCTGGAGTCGGTTGTCGAGACTGCCACCGGAGTAATAGCGCATGATGGCGACGAGCTGCTCGCCGAAGCTGCGGAAGTGCTTCTCCGGGTCGGCCTTGAACCCTATCGCCGAGCGCGCGTGTGCGACGTACTCGCCGAATCCCCAGGCAGAGCGGCTCTGCCGGTCCTCTTGGAAACGCAGCAGAGATGCCGGCGCGAGGTCTGCGACCTCTGAGCGTACTTCCTCGCCCACGGGCCGCGCCGCGCCGCGCGACATATCAATTGCACGCTGCGCACGTGCGATCTGCCCATCGAGGTCCTCGACTTCCTTGGCGGCTTTATCAAACTCTGCCGGGTTGTCGAGCAGGGAGTTGAGTACAGCCGCCCGCTCTTCGCGACGCTGACGGAGTTCCGCGATTTTCATATGAGGGCTCCAGAAATGAAAAAGCGCGCCGATGGCGCGCCTTGATTTGTCAGCCGTTGCCCAGGCGGCGGAGGTTAGGGGCAGTCGCGGGAAATCCCCCGCGGTAGTCGGTTATGCGGCGGTACCGCGCAGAAAAATGGCTTTGGCGCGCCGCTGGCGGGCTGCGCGTTCCTTCTTGGCGGATTCCTCGTCCTCCAGGTCCTCGTCCGCCTCATTGTCGGGCTCGCTTTCCTTTGCGCCATCCAACACGGATCTGACACAACCCTGTGCGCGCTTGACCGATCGGCCGAGGGCGTGATGACTATCGCCAAGATCCTCGTGTTTCTCGTCCGCCTTCTCGTGAGCGTCCGCCACGGCGTCGTGGTGCTTCTGCGTGGCCCGGTGATACTTCAGCGCCTCATCAACATGGGAGTCCGCATCCTCCGGACTCTCGGGGTTCTGAATCGCCCGCAGGTGCTCCCCGAGCTGTTCCAGCGACGTACGGGCGCGCTCGTGATGATCCTGTGCCGCGTCCAAATGCTCCCCCAAGTCTTCGTGGTGATCGGCAACTGCTCGATGGTGTTTCATCGCGCGATCGTGATGGCCATTCGCCTCTTCGAGCTTCTTTCCATTCGAAACCGACAGCGCTTTGCCGGCGCGAGCCACGGCGATACCGGCGCGCCACGCGCGAGTCTGAGGGCTGACGGCTGCGGCGATATGCGCGCGCGCTTCCGGCGAAAGCTTTCGCATCGCCTCTTCGATCTCGCCGTCTTCGTCTTCTTCGTCATTGACGGACGCGAGCAGCTCGTCGACTTCCTCGGAGGCCATCGCCTTGAAGGCTTCGCCGAGCTTGACGAGCGCCTCACCCAGCATCTCGGGAACCGGGCTCTCGTCTTCTTCAAGCGCCTCCTCGTACTCCGAGCAGTTGTGCAGGTAGCCGAGGCTCTGCAGCGCGTAGGCGAACTGCGCGACGTCGTAGAGCCCGCGTTTGAACGCGGGTACCTTTGGCGCACGAACGAGAGCACGCGCGTGCTTCGCCTTGAGCGCTTCGTGTTTGCCTTTGGCCGAGTCGTCAGTTCGCTTTGGTGCGGGCATTTGTGCCGCCCTCCGGAGGGTTTCGAGTTCGTCACGCGGCACGAGAATCATGCCGCCTGTGTCAAGTAGCTTTTCCGCCCATTCGTACAGAGGTTTGGTGTTGACTCCGCGAGATCGGGCGTCAATCAGCGCATCAGGCAACGCGGGAATCGGGACAATACTGACTTCGAGAAGATCAACCTTCAGAAAGTCAACGCCGCCGGGTCTGTTTCGGTCTGTTGAGAACTTCCACTCCAGAGGCTGCCAACTCATCGAGAGAGCGCGAAGCCAGCCGCCCGCGACCAAGTCGCGCACCATACCGGCGAACGGACTGATTTCCCGCGGTACGAACTTCCACGAGATGCGGCAGTCATCCATCGTCGTGTCGATGTTGACTGCGCGGCCTACGGGGGGCTGAGTATCATCGTGGGCGAATGGTATTACCGGATCGCGCATGAAATTGTCGTACTGAATTCCGCGATTCAGAACGATGTGATTGTCGCGCCCGATAGACTCGTTGCTGAAAATTCCGGTGAAGACATCCGTGTCATTATCGACAAGGAGATCAGCGGATGGAGCCAGCCTACGAAACGGTCCTTTGACACCTTCAGTGCTCATACTTTCGGCAACCCACTGCTCGGAGGTCGACCACCGCCCTCAGCCTTGTCGTCGGTATGATCGCTTCCAACGCCTGATTGCGACCCGGTCGGCGGCGTGACTTGATCTATGGGAACTGTGTTCAGCGGACGAAATGCCTTGTCGCCACCGGTGACCTCTTCCATACCCTCTTGCGCCCGCACCTCGTTTACCGTGCTCCAGCCAGCGCCACCCAGCGCCGCTTTATGAGCTGCAAAGCGCGTTTCAATATCGGCTCTCAACAGTTGGTCAACATCGAACTCGATGAACATCTCGTCAGGGTCCAGCCCGAAAGTGAACCCGATGCGCTGCTCCCACAGGTGTATCCATGTCGAGAGCGAATAGTTGAGATACTCCTGAGCCTGTTGCGTGATGCTATTGCCGGTCGAACGAGAAACCTCTCCCAGCATGTGGAGCGGAACGCGGAATACCCTGGCAATCTCGGCAAGCTGGAACGCCCGGGAGGAAATAAACTCCATGTCCTGGGAGGTCATTGACAGTGCCTGCCATTTAAGCCCAGCTTCCAGTATCGCGACCTTGCCGGCGTTGTAGAGTCCTGAGTGCAGCGTTTTCCAACTCTCGGCCATCCGCTTTGCAGATTCGTCTGTGAGCTTTTGGTCGGTTGTCAGAATGCCGCTCGGCTTGGCCGAGTTTGCTGCCCATCGGGACGCCAACTGCTCCTGCGCAATGGCTAAGCCGATGGACTCTCGAGCCATACCAATCGGCGATAGCCCAAGCAATCCGTTCAGCGTCAGAGATTTGAGATGGAAGATATCGTCCGAGTGGATCAGCAGCGGCTCGTTCTTCAGGACCGCCATCTCGTGCAGACCCGAACGCGTGATCATGTAGAACAGTTCGCCGTCGGGTGCTTCCCAGAGTGCCACTCGGTCGGGGTTGATTGGGACCAACATGACCGGCTTCCCGCGCGGGTTGCGGAGAATGACCGCATACCCGTTTCCTCGCAGGAGCACACTCGACTGCAACATCCCGCAGAACTCGAACCACGTGAGCCAGGGCGCGGGCTGCTTCAACAGCGGATACAGGTAGTGGTCCGCTGCCTTCTGCCGCTTGCCCTTGCGCTGGCCGCGAAAGATCGACGCGCCGAGCTTCGCGAGGTCATAGCTCAGAATCGAAACGCAGGCGAACACCGCCGAGACCTGCATGGCGGACGCCTGATTGACCATGACGCCGGCCGCGGTCGGCGTGGACCAACCCCAGTCCGCCCAGTTCAGGGCGTCCATGGTTGTGTCATTCGTACGCGAGACCCTCGCGCCCAGTCCTCGCGCGATGCTCGAAACCAACCCGCCGCGCATCAGCTATTTCCGCGCGCCCGCAAAATTGCGCCGGCAATCAGCAGCACACCGCCCACGATCGGGCCGGCTGGGGCGTACGCCTCCCAGGCGCCATATGCCACGAGCGCAGCGCCACCCAGCAGCGCGAGCGCCTCAAGAACCGCCTCGATCCCTGGACCGACCGTGCGAATGGCAGAGGCGATGTGCTTGGCGATCATTGTCAGCCCCAAACCATGATTCTCGGTTCTGCGTTTCGCGTGTAGGGTGCCGCCGTCGCCGCCCCAACGGCCATACACACCGCCACGAGCGCATCGATTCGGTTCACCGCGCGGCGTTTGGAAAACCAGCGGTTGTCAAACGGGTCGCGCTCGATCGCCGCAGACATCATGGCGGAGATCAACACCGGGCTGCGACGCAGGCGAATTCGGCGCTCCAAAATCAGTGACTCCAACGCGAGCACGGAGCCTGGCATCCACAGGCCCTGCGGCGGCTCCTGTCGCGCGCGCTTGGCCGCTTCGAGCTGCTCGTCGTTGGGCCTCGCACGGCGCACGCCTCCCTGCGGGTGCTCAGTCTGCGGAATAGTCAGCCCGAGCGCGTCAAGCTCTTCCTGCAGGCGGCGGTACGCGTATCGATCGTACGCCAACAGAGCGAGTTGATACTCGGTGCTTGCCTCGGCCAAGCGGGCCGCAACAAAGTCAAGTCTGATGATTCTCCCCTCGACTGCGTGGAGCCAGCCTTCGCGCTCCCACACGTCATAAGGGGCTTGGTCTCTGAGCGCTCGTTCCGCGAGGGTGTCGCGCGGGGTCCAAGCCTCAACCCAGGCATCGTAAGTGGGCAGTCGGACCGGGATGTTGTCGCGAGTAACTTCTACGGAGCCGGTTTCAACCACGAACCCCAGGGCGGTTAGGTCCTGAGACCCGGACAGGTCCGCCCCGACGAAGACGCGCCGCCCGGTGTGCGCGCGAGGATCGAAGTCGGCGAGCACCGACTCTAACGCGTTGCGACCCATCCAGGCGGTATCCGAATCCGTCCAGACGCAAAAGTGCAGCCGGAGGATGGAGTTGAGTTTTCCCGGTATAGCTTTCGCCTGCCGCACGACAGAGGCGAGGTATTCATGCGTGACGGTCACCCCAAGTAGCGGGTTTGCCTTCACCCAACACGCCGGATCCTCTAGCGGGTCGTCGTCGCGGTCGAGTGCGCACACATAGCTGAAAGTTTCGTCGTCTATGACCTCGCCGACAAATGTCGCGGTATCGTCGAGAGTCATCGTGCCCGCCGCCGCTCGGACCGCGTGCTGGTGCTCCTGCCAACACACTGAATTGCGATCGGAGCCGGAGTTTGTCGCCATTACCAACAGAGGGTTACGACGCCACTTGAAGCCGCGCTCCAACATCTCAATGACCAACCCATCGCGATGCTCGTGCACCTCATCGCAGAGTGCGCAGGACGGGCGTGGGCCGCTTTGCCCGTCGTCGCTTGAGATGGGCCGAAAGAACGAACCGGTACGAAGATCCGCGAGGTTCCAGACAGGATTGACGCCTGACTTGGTGAGACGCGCCGCCAACGTCGGGCTCTGATCGACCATTGCAACAGCATCGCGAAACAGCACCATTGCCTGATCGCGTTTCGAGCCCGCTGCGTAAATCTCGGCACGTAACTCGCCGTCAGCTAACATGCAATAGAGGCCGATTCCGGCCAGCAGCGGAGACTTCCCCGTACCCTTCGCGCTTTCGTAATAACAGCGCCGGAAGCGACGAGTGCCATCCTGCTTTTTCCAACCGAACAGACTACCGACAACGAACGCCTGGGACGGGTGCAATTGAAATTCGAGACCTTCGAACTGCCCGCCATTCAGCCGCAACACTTGTGGAAAGAATCCCAGCGCCCAATTCGCGGCGGCGAGGTCCCACCAGAGACCCCGCTTTTCGCCTTCCTGTTGGTCAACAAGGTGACGCCGACAAGCGTTTCGGACATGCGGGCCGGCGAGCAAGTGACCCGCGACGACCGCTTCGGCGTATTCGGTGACGGGATCGTCGGTCCTCTTACGTGAGGTACTTTTTCGCCGGGTCGTCTTGGCTTTCCGCGCCTGTGGCACTAACTCGGCTCCTTGCCGATGGAGTCATCCCGAATTCGATCGCGAATCGGTGCATCAATTCGAGCGCCTTGTTGCGAATGGCCAGAAATGGGCTTTGCATCGGAAACCCTCCGCTCGTCTCGGTCACTTCGCTACCGTCGCGCGCTCGTCGCGTCACCGTTCTCAGGGGCGACTTGATAACCGTGCCGTAGCGTTTGAGCTGGGCTTCAGCGTCTACCCAATCGGCGTATGCCTGACAGTAGGCGGCGAGTGCGCTACGGTCGAGGCGGGTCAATAGGCGAAGGCTATACAGCTCTCGCGCTATGCGCTCCCATTCCAACTTCGCTCCTGCCGAAAGATGTTCCGGGACTTCCGGGAGCGCAAGTTCCGGCTTGGGCTCGCAAGGGTTCAGCGGTCGGCGTCCCGGATTTCCGGCCACAAGCTTCAGGTGACTCGGTTTCGGTTTCCGGCCTTTCATCGAGCACCCGAGCGTGCGATTCTCTCAGTGAGAACCATTCCGTACTCGTTTCGACCTTGGGGAATATCAACATCCCTGCGGGGAACTAATCGACGGTTTCGAAACGAGCGGTAGTCAACATGGTGGTGCCAGCGACCGAACTTCCAAACGACGCGGGACACGTCGGGGTGAACCCGAATGAGCATGTGCGACTTGGAGACGGTCCCGTTGACCGCATAATGCTCTCCTTCCTTCGGAGTATCCTCAGCGTGATAAAACTCCGTCGTGTTCCCGCCCGTCATAGCCTGAGTGTTGACCTTGGCCTGTAGGAATGCGTTGAACTGAATCGTGCACCAGCCTGCTTTGAGAAGATCCAGCGACAGGATGGTGTCCTCGTTGTAGCGTCCTCGCCACCGGAAGGGGACGTCATTGCGAATCAGGTTGCAGGAATAGATTCGCGTGTTGGTGATAAACGGCGGCAACTTCTGGCGCTGCTTCGCAAAGAACACATAGTTGGGCCCTGTCATCGCGACATTCTGATAGCGCACGCTGAAATCTTCCATTGCGCGGAAGAGTGCGCCCGACACAACCTTGTGCTTGCTGTTGTTGTTGAGTCTGTGAAACGCGCGAATGTTGTCATCCATGACCCAGTGCCATTCGTAACCAGAGGCGCGCGAATGGTCCCAGGCGAAGTTGCGAGCCGGTCCGGGCCCCGTGCTC